GGCTAACCTACGATGCTTCTGCTGCTGATTTCACGCCGTATGCAGATATTACTGAGGCTCAAGCGCAAGGCTGGGTCTGGGGTCATGTATCCCAAGAGGATACTGAAGCTGCTATTGCTACCAAGATTGATGCGATAGCTAATCCAACCACTGAGGCAGGAGTGCCTTGGTAATCTAACCCAAACATAGGAGATCAAAATGGGCGAGAAACAAACACAAACCATTACGATTGATGAAGTAGAATACAACGTAGAAGACTTTACGAATGAGCAGAAGGTGATGATTAATCACGTTATGGACTTAGACCGTAAGATCAAAAGCACTCAGTTCAACTTAGATCAGCTTAATGTAGGTCGTGGGGCATTTATGTCTGCCTTAAACAGCACACTTAAAGCTGAAGAAGCAGCTTAAACATATAAAGGACGCTTGGCACTATGGGATATAAACTAGGAACACGTAGCTTACAGAACTTGTCAGGCGTCCACCCTGATATGCAAGCTGTAGTTAAGAAGGCAATAGAGATTACTGAGGTAGACTTCACAGTTATCGAAGGTATACGTCATCTTGATAGACAGAAGCAACTACTCAAAGAGGGTAAGTCAACTACCCTTAACTCAAGACACATCACAGGCCATGCTGTAGACATGGTTCCTTGGCCTGTAGATTGGGAAGACTTAGATAGGTTTGAAACTATGGCTGAAGCCATGAAGGATGCAGCAGAAGAGCTTGACATTTCCATCGTATGGGGTGGTGACTGGAAGAGCTTCTATGATGCCCCTCACTTTGAACTTGATCGTAAAGTCTACCCAGCATGACCAAGGATGAAGATAATTGGCACCTCTCTAGGAGTGTACCTATAACCCTTATCTTCGGTCTTATAGCTCAAGCAGCAGCTATAGTTTGGACTGTCTCTATGATGATGTCAGACATTGAACGTAATGGTGAAGAGATCATGCGTCTACAATCAAGATTATCTATCGTAGAGGATGCCACACAAAGGCAAGCAATATCTATGGCCCGCATAGACGAGAACATTAAAGCAATCCGACAATCAGTAGAAAAGATGGCTAATGATAAGTAAGGATTGTTATGGTAGACCCATTCACCGCTCTAGCTGCGGTCAAGACTGCTGTCAGTGCAGGTAAAGAGCTTGTCTCAGTTACTAAACAAATTGGTGAGTTCTTTGATGGTGTCGATGAATTAAGGAACAACCACAATAAGAAGAAGAACAGTCTCTTCTCAGGTGATGATGAGAACAGTATGGAGACTTTCGTTAAGCTACAGAAGGCTAAGGATGCTGAAGAAGAACTCAGAGCCATTGTTATAGCTACTAGAGGTTACTCCGCTTGGGGTGAGCTACAGGAGATAAGAGCTAGAACACGTAGGGAACGTAAAGAGAGAGAAGCTGCTGATAAACTCCGTAAGCAAGAGATAGTAGAGAAGGTAGTTGTTATTGGGGGTACTCTGGTTGTGTTGTCTATTATAACTGGGATAGCTGTACTTCTAATAATGTCATCAAAGGGGATGCTATAATGCTAGAAGCTATAGGTACTGCACCATTTCAAATGGCAATGAACCCACCTGAGAACCAAGATAAGACACCTAAAGTAATAGAGCAATCTACAAGAAAGCCTGTAACATTTAAGGTAGAGCCTGTTAATTACACCAACCAAGGTAAACCGATACAGACTAAACCTGTAGGCACATTAGTAAACTTCGAGGTCTGATATGGAAACTATACTAGCTTGGAAACTACTACCACGACTAATGATGTTAGTTATGACTGGTATGTACATCAGAGTAATTGAGTGGTTTATGTCGTTACCCCCAGAGGCTATGACATCACAGGCAACTGCACTTACAGCAACTGTAACTGGAGCCTTAACAGGAGCCTTTGCAGTTTGGTTAGGGAATGAGAGCAAATGATAGGACAAATAATAGGTAGTGTAGTTGGTTTAGCTACAAGTGTAATCGACAGTAAGACACAGATCAAACTTACTGAGGCTGAGATCAAGAAGAAACAGCTTACAGGTGAGATAGATTGGGATCTAGCTGCTATACAAGCTACACAGAATAGCTGGAAAGACGAGTGGATAACCCTACTCTTCAGCATTCCCCTGATACTAGCCTTCTGTGGTGATTGGGGTAATGCTATAGTGCAAGCTGGTTTTGCAGCACTTGAGACTATGCCAACATGGTATCAGTATTCCCTTGGTGGGATCGTATCAGCCTCTATAGGAATTAGGTCAGTATCTAAATTCTTCGGTAAGTAATTCACAAAAACCACCTTAGCTGGTGTATACAATAAAGAAGCCCCTGTATCCTTAGTTGGACGCAGGGGCTTTTTCTATTGTGTCATTGCTTTAAAGGTGCTGGTTAAAGACTTTAGTAAGCTACTCAGTGTAAAGTAAGCATAGTCCACTTCTTGCTGTAGTTTATGTACCTTCCAGACCAAGTAGAGTGTAATACCTAAATGTACTAAGTCTACTGACTGATTTAGGCTTATCATTTCTTACTCTCCACCTGTATGAGTTTAGATAAGTACCATTCAGCCTTCTTAAGATCTTCTAAGCCATTCTTGTAGCGCCACCTATGAAGGTACTTAGCTATATTCCCTCGTAGGTATCCTACAAATTCATCCTTGCTTAGGAAGTCCTCAATGTATTTGATACACTCAATAGTGCCTTGTCCGTAGTGTGGTGGACTGTTTACATTATCAGGTTCCATCTTACTTAAATCCCACTTAGCCATTATAGTCTCTCCTTCATAAATACTTTGACCCATTGAGCGCATATATCAGATCTAATAATATCGTCAACCCCAAACTCAATAATAGGTACAGGTAGCATGTGCTTTTTTGCTAAGTGTATCACTTTAGACAAACCGTCTGCTTCCTTTAAGTCTGATTGTTGTACGTCACCATTAAGAACAATAGTGCTATTCTCTCCTACCCTAGTTAATAACATCTTAAGTTCATGTGTAGTTATGTTCTGGGTTTCATCTACAATTATAAAGGCATCATCGAAGCTGCGCCCACGCATAAGAGCAAGAGGTGCCATTTCAATGTTACCATTCTTGATTGCTGTTTCAACTGTACCCTTCCCTAAGTGCTTCTCTAGTACGTCTAGGACAGGTAAGGCCCAAGGCATAGTCTTCTCAGCTAAGTCTCCCTTCAAGAACCCTAACTCCTTACCTACGGCAACGTGAGGTCTTGTGATGACGATTTTATCGACTTCTTTCTTCGTGTAGAGGTCGGCAGCATAAGTTGCCGTAACATACGTTTTCCCAGTTCCCGCAGGGCCAAGGACAAAGACTTGGCTATACTCCTTAAGTGCATTTATAAACTCTTTCTGTTTATCTGTTCTAGGAGTGAGGCCAGAAGTTACCTTCCGACCTGCACCCTTGTAAGTAGTCTTGCGTCGAGTACGCTTGGGTTCCTGTATGGTCATCTATGATATTGAATTTAAGATGCCAACTAACAACATGAACACAGCAATTGTTTCAATTCCAGTCATTGTTCTCTCCTTATGTTAAGTCTACAAGTTCACATGTGTCACCACTACAAGCCATTGTTTGACTACCAGCAGTGTTGTCTTCACTCTCATACTCACTAAGCTCTGACCAGTTTATGTTCTTAGGCATAACAGCTAGTAACTCTTCGTAGTCTTCCTTAGTGCAGTCTTGGTAAGGTGCTTGCTGATAAGTATGATCTGAGTGAGGTAAGAAAGACACCCCTGACATCTCATCAAAGTACTTGTACACAAATGCACCAACTTCCATCCACTCAGAATCTCGTACTGAGATCGTCACGCTTGGCTTATGTTCACACCATGAGCGTTGATACGTCAGCCACATCTCTAGCTGCTCTACGGCTGTCATATCGTTCCTAGTGACTGCTCCTGCTGGAGATTTAACTGGGAAGCTAAAGACTGTAGTTGTATCACCCTTCATCACACAGGGTTCGTTAGGTACACCCTTATCAATCATAAACTGTGTTAGCGGGTCCTTGTTATCTCCACGCACAGTACGAACATAGTAAGGGCTGTGACGAGCATGAATCCCACTAGCAGAATCAACAAGTTGGGAGACAGTACCACTTGGTTTAACGCAACTGATAGCAGCAGAAGCAGGGATGTTAAGGCGTTCAGCCCACTCAGCATTCGTAGATAT